TTTTATGACTGAGTTGAGAAAAAGAATAGACTAATCATGGGACAGTCCAGGGGAAAACCATTACATAAAATATCCTGTAAGGATTGTGGGAGTTCAGATGGAAAACAGGTATTTGTACAGGAAGATGGTACACAAAATTCTTATTGCTTTGCTTGTGAAACGTATGACCCCATGCAAGACACACCTAAAATTAAATACAAACAAGAGGAATCAACAGTTATGACTATGCCAGATATTAGTAACTTGAAAAGCTTAGAGATACCTGACCGTCTTATTCGTAAAGATACAGTAGAGTACTACGGTGTAAGACTTGCCTTATCAGAATCAGACGGCAAGAGTATCACAGAACACTACTACCCTGACCATAACAACGGTGAGCTAATAGGCTATGAAGTTAGAGATTGTATAAATAAAAACTTTAAAAGTATTGGCTCAAGGAAAGGCTCATTCGATTTATGGGGACAAAGTATTGTACCCCTATCCCGTAAACTATTTATAACTGAGGGTAGGTTAGATGCTATGGCCTTACATCAAGTTATACTGGACAACACCCCGCCTAAGTATGCACAGTATAAACCTGCTGTTGTATCTCTTACTCGTGGTGCAACATCCGCTAGTAAAGACTTATTACACAACCGGGATTTTATAAATAAATATCAGGAAGTTATTTTATGTTTTGATAACGATAGTGCCGGGAAGAAAGCTACTAAGGATGCACTAAAGATTATACCACTAGCAAAGGTAGCTATACTCTCAGAGAAAGATGCTAGTGATATGTTAGTGAAAGGTAAAGGAAAGGAATTGTACCAAGCTACTGTTTGGAATGCTCAAGTTTTAAGACAGGGTGAGGTAGTGGATATACATGATGTAATAGATAAGGCTATGGAGAAACCTCAGATGGGTTTAAGTTTTCCTTGGCCTACTGTAACTAAAGCTTGTTTTGGAATTTCTCCAAATAAAATTCATGTAATTTCAGCAGCACCGAAAATAGGTAAGACTGACCACCAACATCAATTAGTACATCATTTAATTTATAATGAACAAGTCAAGGTAGGTATGTTTGATTTAGAAAACTCACCCGTAAGAACTGCTAAGAAGTTAGCTAGTAAAGAAGCCAAGTTAGATTTTACTAGGCCTGATAAAGAATACTCAGATGAGTTATTAAGAGATACGCTGCAATCCCTAGAGGGTAAAGTTAGATTTTATGATAGGTCAGGTAGCAGGGACTGGGAAGATATTAAAGTAGCAATAGAGGAAATGCATTTATTGGATGGTATTAATATATTTTTTATAGACCCATTAACTGCATTGGTCAGTCGCTTTGACTCTAGTACTGCCAATGATAAGCTCAATGAAATATGTACTGATATGGCAGACCTAGTACAGAATTACCCTATTACTATATTCTGTTATTCTCATGTTAACCCTAAACCAAAAGGTGCTAAAACACATGAACAAGGGGCAAAGGTTTTATCTTCGGAGCTAACGGGTAGTCGAGCTATGGAGAAATGGTTTCACTATGGCCATAGTATTATGAGGGATAGAACGGAAGAATGTCCGCCGGAAAGGAAGAATATGTCCACGTTTCAGATGCTGTTTGATAGGGAATATGGACAGTCTTATAGTGCTGATGTATACTTTGACGAAGAGACAGTAACTTATTTAGAACCAGACAGGTGGGGTAAAGCAAGATAAATTATGGAGAACAATATGAAAACACTAAGAGTATTATCTTTAGGGGCAGGTGTACAAAGCACAACACTTGCTTTGATGATTGAGAAAGGTGAGATACCAATGGTAGATGCAGCTATTTTTGCTGATACTGGGGCAGAACCTAAAGAAGTTTATACACATTTAGAGTGGTTGAAAAAACAATTATCTTACCCTGTTCACATTGTACAGTGGAGAAATTTAAAAGACGATGTATTAAGTGCCTCTATTGGAGAGTATAAACAATTTACAGCACCTTTTTTTTCAAAAGATATAGAAACAGGAAAAAAGGGAATGTTAAGAAGACAATGCACAGGTCAATATAAAATTAAACCTGTAGTAAAAAAAATTAGAGAGTTAATGGGTTATAAAAAAGGTGAAAAAGTAAATAAAAAAGAATGGAAAGTAGAGCAGTTAATAGGAATATCTACAGATGAAATGCAAAGAATGAAAGAAAATCCTCTTAAATATATTACAAATCAATACCCCTTAATTGAAAAAGACATAACAAGATTGCAGTGTTTGGAGTGGATAAAAAACAATAATTATCCAGAACCACCTAGAAGTGCCTGTACTTTTTGCCCTTATCATTCAAATGAAGAATGGTCTAAAATAAAACAAAATAAAGAAGAATGGGAAGAAGTTGTAATGATTGATTTTGCAATCAGAAACACAGACAAATATAAAGAAAATAATAAAAAAAATAACTTAATGTATTTACATAGCGATTGTATTCCAATAAATCAAATTGATTTTGGAAAAGATGATGGTCAGTTTTCATTTAGTTTTGATGATGAATGTGAAGGGATGTGTGGCAATTAAGGAGAAAGTAAATGACAGATTATATATGTGATATAGAAACGGATGGACTTAAACCTAGTCTTATACATTGTGCATCTATTTACAATATGGACACAAAAGAATTATACACATTAACTAACTACCCAGAAATGACAGAGTTCTTTTATACTTTAACTAGTGAAGACAGATTGATAGGTCATAACTTTATTCGTTACGATAAACCTGTTATAGAAAGAATACTTAATATTAAATTACAAGCTCACATTGTAGATACAACTGCACTTAGTTGGTATCTCACCCCTGAGGGTGTTAATGGTAAGCATGGACTTAAATTTTGGGGAGAAAGATTAGGGGTAGCTAAACCTGTAGTGGAAGATTGGGAGAACCTAGCCTTAGAAGTTTATGTAGAAAGATGTGAGGAAGATGTAAAGATAAATACTTTACTCTGGGAAAAACAAAGTGCTATGTTAGAAAAACTTTATGAGGGTAAAGATAGTAATAAATTAATTAGATACTTAGAACATAAGATGAGTTGTGCTGCAATGCAAGAGGCTAGTCAATGGCAACTTGATATAGACAAGGCTCATAAACTACATAAAGAATTAACAACTAACTATCAAGTAGCAGTAGATGCATTGGCTAGTGTTATGCCACAAGTACCTAAGACAGCAAAGCGTACACGCCCGGCTAAACCCTATAAAAAAGATGGTAGCTTATCTGCTACTGGTATTAAGTGGGATGAGTTAACGAGAGAAAATAATTTACCATTTGATTTTGAGGAATCTATAAAAGTAACAGTAGGTTATAATGAACCTAACCCTAGTAGTGTACCTCAAATAAAGGATTGGTTAGAGTCTTTGGGTTGGCAACCCGCTACTTATTCGTACAATGGGGATGGTAAAAGCATACCTCAAATTAAAAAACCTGATGGTAGCTTATGCGAATCCATAGACATTTTAATTAAGGATAACCCAGAGTTAGAACACCTAAGAACTATGACTGTAGTTAAACACAGGATAGGTGCAGTACAGGGTCTATTAGAAAATGCTAATGATGATGGTTTTGTTGAGGCCAGAATACAAGGCTTTACTAATACACTAAGATTTAAACATGCAGTTTGTGTTAACTTACCATCTGACCGTAAACCATATGGTAAAGAGTTACGTTCTTTATTTACAGTAAGAAAAGATAACCATACATTATGTGGTTCTGATATGGCTAGTTTAGAGGATAGAACTAAACAACATTACATGTGGGACTACGACCCAGAATATGTAACAGCTATGACAACGGAGGGCTTTGACCCACATTTAGATTTAGCATTGTCAGCAGGTGCAGTAACACAAGAGCAAGTTGATGAATATAAATCTGGTAACAAGACTGATGAAGTAACTCAGCTCAGACATAATTACAAGGGTGGTAACTATGCCTGTACCTATGGAGCAGGTGTTACTACCTTATCAAGACAGTTAGGTATTAGTGAGGGTGAAGCTACTAAAATACACAAGGCCTATTGGAAAAGAAACTGGTCATTAAAAGAGATAGCAAAAGATACTGAGGTTAAAACTGTTAATGGAGAGATGTGGTTATGGAATCCTGTATCTGAATTATATTATTATCTTAAAGCAGATAAAGATAAGTTCTCTACCCTGAATCAAGGTACAGGTACATATTGCTTTGATATGTGGTTAGCCTTTATCGTAAGGAAAAGAAAGCAATTAACAGCTCAGTTCCATGATGAAGTTATCCTAGAATTACAGGAAAATAAACAACAGGAAGTAACAGCAATATTAAAAGAATCTATACAAAATGTGAACAAGCTTCTGAAACTAAACAGAGACTTGGATTGTGATATTTCTTTTGGAAAAGACTATTCACAAATACATTGAGTATGATATACTGAAGTAGTATTAACAACAATGGAGATTAAACTATGGCAATAAATAGAGTATCACCCCAAGCAGAGAAGAGTACTTCTACTATAGAGTACACTAATGTTGCGGAAGGTGAACATGAAGGTCGTTTAGTTTATGTTGCTGACTTAGGCTTACAGGAAAGAAACTTTGCGGGTGAGGAAAAACCACCAGCTCAACAGCTTTCTTTAGGTATTGAGTTAGTAGGACAGGAGCAGACTTTATCAGATGGTGGTACATTACCAAGAATCTTATGGTCTAAACCTTTCAACATATTCCAAACTATGAATGAACGTGGTAACGAATATAAGTATTACAAAATGTTTGTACCCACAGCCAGAGATGGTGAGGTAGCAGATTGGGATAAGGTATTAGGTATGCCAATCAATGTTGTCGTTTCTCATAGCAAGTCTGGGGATAGAACTTATGATAATATAAGTAGTATGTCCGCTATACCTGCTAAATATCAAGACCAAGTACCACCCGCAGCAACTGCTCAAATGTCAGTAGGAGATGCGGAAGACGAAAACAATGTAGCCACTAAAGCTATGTTTGGTTTAGTTAAATACTTGCATGATAAAAGAGTTAATGGCTCAGTAGTTGAAAAAAGTACGCCTGTTAAAGCAAAGGCAGTAGCAGACACAGAGTTTGCAGAAGAAATACCCTTTTAACTATGAAGTTGTTAATAGACGGAGACCCAATAGTTTATAGAATTGGGTTTGCTTGTCAGAAAAAGGATAAGGAAACAGGTGAAGTTACGGCAGAGCCTGTTCCTTATACCCTTTACTCTTGTAAGACATTTGTAAATAATATTTTAAATAATACAGAGTGTGATACTTACAAGATTTTCTTATCTGGTAAAAATAATTTCAGATATAAAATTAGAGAAGATTATAAAGCTAATAGGTCTGGTGTAGATAAACCAGTTCACTATCAGCTTATTAAAGACTATCTAGTAACACAATACAAAGCTCAGATAGTTAACGGCATGGAAGCTGATGATGCATTATCCTTATCTCAAACGGAAGATACAGTAATAGCTACTATTGATAAAGATTTATTAATGGTGGAGGGTAAGCATTATAATTATGTCAAGGAAACTTGGCAAGATGTTACAGCTCAAGACGGAGAACAATTCTTTTATAAGCAAATGTTAACGGGTGATAAAGTTGATAACATTATTGGTATACATGGTATAGGTGAGAAGAAGGCTACCAAACTTCTTGATAATACTCCTAGGGAAGAATGGGATAAAGTAGTGCTAGACCTATATCAAAAAGAGTTTGCTCCTGACGGTTTTCAAAGAGCCGTAGAAAATGCACAGTTACTATGGATGCTGCAGAAAAACAAACAAATCCCCTTGGATTTTGTTAAGGAGTTAACAAGTGAAAGTAAAACAAAAAAGAAATAAAAACATATACAGAAGTGGATTAGAAAGTACCTTCGCAGCAAAGACAAAAGGGATGGGTTTTGTTTTTGAACCGGAGAGAATGCCCTATATAGTTCACCGTAAGTATGTACCTGATTTCGTTAAAGGTAACGTACTGATAGAATGTAAAGGTTTTTTTAGGGCAGGAGATACACTTAAGTATAAATCAGTTAAGAAACATTACCCCGACAAAGAACTAATATTTATTTTATCCGACCCCTTTAAAAAAGTTAGGAAAGGTAGTAAATTAAATATGGGTCAATGGTGTTTTAAGGAAGAGTTCGCTTTCTTTACAGTTAAAGAATGTGATAAACTAAAAAAATATATGTCATTGAATGAAGAAGATAAATACAAATACAGGCAGGAACATTTAAGAGGTGTGTGATGGGTGATATATTAAACTTTCTTGATTACAAACATGGACAAGAAGAACAAAAATTTGGAATGACATTTGAAGAACTATGTATAAAATTAAAAGATATAGATGAAATTACTTTGATGGAAGTACTAGAAATAAGTTCAGAAGATTTAGTGGAAAGGTTTGAAGACAAGATAGAAATAAAAATAAGTCAAATTAAAAAAGATTTAAGGGGAGAATAAGATGAGTTTATTAATTAATGATAACAACTATGTAACAGAATATAAAGAAGCTGATATATTTACTAAGCAACAACAAGATATTTTTTGGACACCCCATGAAATAGAAATGGAAAAAGACCTACATGATTTAAAAACTAAACTAACACCACAAGAGTTGCATGGTGTTACGACTGTCTTAAAACTTTTTACTATGTATGAGTTAGAAGTAGGTGAGAATTATTGGGGCGGTTTTATTAGAGATACTTTTCCAAGACATGAAGTACAAGCTATGAGTAGTAGTTTTGCAACAGTTGAACTAGCAGTACATGCTAAATTTTATCGTAAGATAAATGAAGTATTAGGAATAGATACAGATAATTTCTACTCTGGATATGCTAAAGATAAAACATTAAAGGATAGAATGGATTGGATAGGTAGGCAGTTTAAAGATAAAGACCCATTGTACATTACTGCTATTGGTAGTATTGCTGAAGGTGCAATATTGTACAGTAACTTTGCTTTCCTAAAACATTTCCAAGCGGAAGGTAAAAACAAACTAATGAATATGACTGCTGGTATTAACTTCTCAGTTAGAGATGAGAACTTACACAGCGAGGCTGGGGCTTGGTTACACAGAGAGTTAAAGAAAGAAACTAATGTTAGTGACAAAGACTATCAAAAGCTTGTAGTAAAAATTAAAAAGACTTGTGAACAAATATACGAACATGAATGTAGAATAATAGATATGATATTTGAACAAGGAGATATCAAGGGTATTACTGCTAAACAAATGAAAAACTTTATACAATCAAGATTAAATATTTGTTTATCACAATTAGATATAAAACCTATGTACAATGTAGAGTATGACCCTATTAGTAGTTGGTTTTATAAAAATATTAATAGTGGTTCTTTACACGACTTCTTTGCAAAGCAAGGAAACAATTACACAAGAGATTGGGTGGAGGGTAAGTTCGCATGGTAGATAATACAAAACCTAAAAAGGAAGATAGGAAAAAGTTTGATATTGATTTAGCATACGGGGAAGTTAAAGAAGAACAAGTAGCATCTATGCTGCAAGATAAAAAGATAGAAGTTAAAAGTGAACGTGGTATGTGGATGAGAACAGGTAACATTTGTATTGAGTATGAATGTTGGAAGAAACCATCCGGTATTAATGCTACTGAATCTGATTACTGGTTTCATAATTTATGTATTGATGATAATATATTCTGTACATTAGTATTTGAAACAAAGAGTTTAAAGAAAATAATAAGAACAATGAAGGGGAAGAAGTCAGTTATGGGTGGTGATAACAATGCATCTAAGATGTGGTTGTTACCTATAAAGAAACTGTTTGACCCAGAAACATTTGAGGGATTTAAGAATGGTACAAAAACATAAATCAATTTATGATGAATTAGGAGATGAACGTAAGAGGTTACAAGCAGAGGGTAAACTACCCCTATGGGTTACTACCCCATCTTGGCAGATATTAAAAGATAAATATACTAGCCCTGAATACCCTGACTTATATTCTATTTATAAAAGAATCTCAACTGCGGCAGCAAGTCATATGGGAAGCGAAGAAGAACACTACAGAAAAGTATTCTTTAATCTTATGTGGAACGGATGGCTTGCCTGCTCTACCCCTGTGCTAGCTAACATGGGTTCTAAGAAAGGTTGTCCTGTATCTTGTAGTGGTAATTATGTGGGTGATAATGTCTATGACTTTTATGATTCACAAAAAGAAACAGCAGTTCTTAGTAAGAATGGTTTTGGTA